GTCCATTTCAAAGGGAAGAAGGTCCTCATACTCTTTCGTTTCAAAGGCATCATTTGGATCATTCCCGAAATCACTTTTATCAGACACTTCGTTGTATTCTGCTAACTGAGTCAATGTTGGAAATTGGTAGAAGGACTTGCGATCAATCCCTAACTTCACCAGCATCTTCGTTTTAACTTTTTCATCCCGAAATTCCTGATCTATCATTTCTCTAACTCCCTCCTCTGACAAGTCGAGAGTGAGAATAAGATCGTTAAAAAGAAACGCTAATTCCTCATAAGCATGAAGATTTGTCCCCTGACTGTCCCATGCGTGCCCCATTGTAGAACATAAGACACGTGACCACGATATTTTCCCTTGCTGAATAAGGTATTCGAACAAAATGATGCCAAGCTGGTTTCCACGCAACAATAGGAGCACATTTCTTCGGAAGATGAGGGGGTCGCAAAACCATCATTCTTTTAAGGAATACTGCTCCCGCTTCAACGACATAATCCTGATGTATCGTCGTCAAGAGCGGGAGACAGGTCCTAATTTCCCTTATCTTCATGTCCCAAAAAGTCTCACAATAAGAAGCAAAACCATATTCACTCATATATTGGCGAAGATGTGGCCCAATTCCTTGAACATGGTCGTCACCATATATAGCAATGACGAACTCCAGAAAAAACCACAAGTCTATAACCATGCAGGCTTGTGGATCAGTTTCTCGCAACCACTCAATCCACATACAAACAAGGAACAACACACACCAGGAATCTCCATCACTTGTCTCAAAAATCCCCGAAGGCATGACTCCCTTCATAACAACCCAATGGTTACCATCCATTCGAGTAACTTTACAGATACGTATTTTCATTAATATCTTAAGCGCCGTTCGGTAACATCTAACATCTTCCGGAGTCATTTTCTCCAAGTCTAGATACATGACTCCAGTGTTAATATGAAGCGCCAACAGTATCGCTTTAATAGTCTTATCAATCTTCGAGAAATCCCCATCATCATAGGTCATTCCTGGACATTTATTCATGTACTGATAAAACTTATAAGCACCTCCATGAAACCATTTCGAACCAATTCGAATCACACGTCCTCGATTAATGTAATGACGAAATAAAAAAAATAAACGTTCCAATACAATAACAGAAGCGTGGGGAATAAAGTACTCCCTCACTTTAGTCCGTACTTTAAGATGTGAACCAGGCGCACCACTCGCGATGTGCATCTCATGTTTTCCAACTATTTTGTAACTACAATCAATTGGTATCATTTGTCCCTTTTTGCATGCCTCCACAAATTTCCGCGTTTCTCGCTCCGTATATCGCGCATTAACAAGTTTGGTACCATTGGCTGTAATACGAATCTTCTCCTTTTCCTTAGAGATTATTTTAGGTCGATCAGCTCTTTCACCTCCTGAGGTAATTGCACCATCATAGAAAAGACTATCATTAATTCTCCAAACAATCTTCCCTAGATACTTCCTCGACCCCAATATGTCAATAGTACGATTAATTGCCGCTGGAAACAAGTACGTCTGGGCTTTAAGTTTATCACTCATCCTGTCTGTCGGTTCATCAAAGGAGCGCAACATATCCGCCTTCTTCAAATGAACATTTTGGACTGAATAAGCTATGCGCGGACCATGATCACTCTGGAAAAAAGCCAAATGAGTGTACGAAAAAGCCTTATACGCCAAATTCTGCAACGAAGAAATTTCGCCCGTTACTGGTCGTAACGGCTGGTGATTCCAATACCAATCGACACTAGGCTTAGTTATACTTGGACGAGAAACATGATGAGTGACTAAATTCCAATGCTGATTTTGCATAGTACAGCGCCAGTCTGAAACCTGATTGCGCTCAAAGTACCTCAGCCATCGGAAATGGTCTAGCCGGTCAAACATTCTCACCAACTCTGGGTC